ATATTTTACTATCATTAAGCTGCTAAATCAACCTCAGTCCATACATTAGATACGCCTGGATCAATTTCTTGCCAAGCAGTAATCGCTGGTGTTCCAATGTTAGAAGTCATTGAAATACCTGTTAAACTTACATTTGCATCAGCAGTGTTTGTAACACTTCCTATATTAGCAGATAATTGTTGTCCTGTAACCTCTGCAACAGATACTGCATCTACAGAACCAACACTAAAAGTCATTGCTTGGCCTGTAACTGTTACATCAGCATCAGCATCAATATCTTCCTCACCCATAGCCATGGTCATAGCTATGCCGGTGACATCTACAGGAGTATTTAAATCGACTGTTTCATCACCAATTGCTGGAGTTAAACTAATACCGGTTAAAGATATATTAGCGTCTGCAGTTGTAGTAACTCCATTAATACTTAATGTTGCAGCAATACCATCTACAATAGGTCCTACTTCAATAGTTTCTGTTACTTGTCCGACAAAAACATCTAATTGATCTTCACTTGCATTAACAGTAATATTACCACCAGCTGCAATGTCTGGAGTAACAACGGTTCCTGTTAACTGTTGACCTGTGAGTTCAACACTTCCTGTTATTTGGAATGTTACACTTTCGATATTAGATGTTAATTGAATTCCAGTAACATCAACATCTGCGCCCGCAGTTGCTGTTTCGTCACCAATAGCTGTTTGTAATTGTTGTCCTGTTACTGTTTGTGGTACATCAATACTAATTGATACAGATCCTATATTAGTAGCTATAGCATCTGTTGTACGAACGGTTTCTCCCCAAGGATCACTTCCCCAAGAATCAATACCCCAACCTTCAAAGGTTACGGTTTCATTAAGCCCAGCTTCTCCCCAGGAGCCATTGCCCCATGTGTTAGCACCCCAAGGAGAACCTGTAGCCATTTAAAACCTCTTTAGCTAATTCTTAAAATAGCAGCAGAAGTAGTGAATGCAGGGAATTGAATTGTAAATGTTCCCGATGTTGCAGTTTTGTCTCCACCGAAGTCTAAAACAGCAACGGCTTCAGTAGTACCTGTACCACCATCAGTTGTTGTATTATAAATCAAAGCTCCTCTAGCAGTTAGAGTAACGCCAGTAAAAGATAAGTTTGAAAAACTTGTTATTGATACACCTGAAGATACTTTTACTCCAGAATTTACCAAAGCTTTACCACCTGCTGTATATCCTGATGGTGAAGTTACTTCTCCAGATGATGAATAGTTAGTAGTCGATGCTCCTAATGTAGCAGTAGAAACATACATTGCTAATTTAAATGTATCTCCACCGCTATCAAAATCATGCTCACCACCCATCAATTGCTTTTTAAATGAATTGCAAATTGCATTTGTTGTTATTGCCATAATTATTCTCCTTTAATTAATTTTATGGTGATGGTGAATCAACCTTAATTCTAGGTACACCATCATCGTATTCTGCACGTCTTCTTCTCCCCATTTGTTGAAGAGCAAAATTTTGTACTTCTTCAGTATACTTTGTTTGGTACAAGTTGTACATATCCATAGGACCTTTTAAATATCTAAAAGCTTCTGTTAAAACACCATGTAATAACATAGACTCTTGATAAGTAGAAAGATAAGTATTGTTAGATAAAGTAAACTGTGGTGGATCAATTATAAAATTAATTTGCACAGTATATGCAGAATTTGGTGTAGGTGCCACAGCTATATTAAAATCATCCCAATTAGCCCAATATTTAGGAAGACCTGTTGCACCACTATTATTATATTCAGAAATAAAACTAGTATCTCTTTTTTCTAAAAAAGTTCTATCGCTTCCATTAATTACTTGTACAGATCTCATAACCATACAATCTGCTGGAAGACTTACATATCTATTTCCAGAAGTGAATGTTGAAGTGGAATATTTTCTTAAATCATCATAATCAACTTTGCCTGCAATATCTAGTTCAACGGATCTAATAAAATCTTGAATAATTGAATCTGTTAAAACATTACTACTTACTTCTGTATAGTTTCTTACTTGTGTTAAAAAATCTGAATAAGTTATAGCCATTATGTAATACTCACTGTTACTGAATTAATAAAAATTTTTGCTTGTCTTCTTCTATTTTGTAAAGAAGGATCCGCTGGTGTCATAGCACTAGTTCCTTGAGTAATAAAAGCAAAATCTCCTGGTAAAGTTAAATTAGCATTAATCATTCCTTGTCCTCCAGAAGATGCAATCACACCATCGATTAAAGTATTTTGTTGAAAGTCTTGTGATCTAGTATTCTTTAAAGCAACTGCATCTGCTTTATGATATGGTGGATCCAATTGTGGATGTTTAGGTTCATATTCAGATATATGAACTAAAGCACCTGTCCACTCTTTAACCATTTCTTTATATGGAAAAGCTTGACCAGATCTATCGGATATAGCAAGAGATCTTCTACCAGTAGCCCAACTCATTATACACCATCTCCGAAATAAGTTTGAGGTGATATATAAACAGAAGTTCTAGAGCCATCTTCATTTAATGCTCTTAATAACTCATCCTCATATAATTGTTTTAAAACTTGTATTCTATCTGGTGCTTTTTTTTGTGATAAATAATAAGCAAGTCCTGCACACATACATGGTAAAAATCTATAAGCAACATCAGCAGTATTGGTATACGAACCAGCGTCCTCGATTCTATTAATCGTATAATATTTTAAATAAGTATAAGTTGATGCATCGGGAGCTAAATACAAACTAATTGTTGGAGTTGTTTGTCTGTTCACATAATACTGTGAAGGTTGTCCAGTTGCATATTTATTAGGTAGAGCTGAATAAGCCGATCTATCTATTTTAGTTAATGCGATATCGTTTGTAGAAGATGAGTTTCCTGCAGTAGAACTTGTTGAGATATAAGCTTCTAATACATCATTAACATTTGAAGCCACATTGTAAGTTGCAGTTCCAGCAGTTAATAATTGTTCATTCAGTTCAACTTTCCAAAGATGAACGCCTCTGTTTCCCCACTCTGCAAATAAAAGATTTAAACTTCTTCTGGCACTTCTTAGATCATAACCACTATTAGTCCTGATTCCACATCTTTCATATGCTTCCTCAATAATATCATCGATCTGAAGATCGAATGTGGTAGTTCCTGATGTTGCCATAGTTCATTACATTAAATCTTTATAGTAGTCCATAGACTTACCTGGAATTAAATCTTCATCCTGTAAACCCATACCACTTGTTCTAGCTGCTCCGTAACCTTGAGTAGATTTCATTTCACCACCCATAGCTTTGTTTTTTACTACATCTCTTACATCTTTTGCGTCTGGGAGTTTAATGGATTTTACATATTTAGAATATTCATCTTCTTCTTTTTTACCTGTAACCATTACACCTTTTTTAGCTTTCATCATTTTACCGTATTTAGCTTTCATCATTTTGAAATCTTCACCAGTAATTTTACCATCTTTATTTTTATCTAGATTTTTTTGTTTACCTTTTAGCATAATTTTCTCCTTTAAATTTTATACATCAATCATACCACCGTAGTAACGCTTAGTAAACGTCTTGACGTTAGTAGGACTAGGGCCAGTGTTTGGGGCTTGGCGCTTTCTCTTTACTGCGCTCGCCTTTTCTGATTTTGTCATGGACATTGCTTTTGATAAAGGCACGCATTTTGGATACTTTCTCTTTGACCCACTCACAGACTTTCTTCCACACGGTTGATATTTGCCCCCTTTTTTTGGAGACCCAATGTCCACCCATTTTTCGTTGAACCATTTTTTTAAACTCATTAAAAGACACCTTTAAATCCTTTCCCTTTGATCGCGCATCCACCTCCACGAGCCATGCCTCCATCACTATATCTAGGTGTTGGTTCGTAATGCATCTGCATTCCTTTTTCATCACTTATGATGTAGCCTTTTGCTTTCTCTTGTTTTTTTTCGTTCTTTGGTTTCTTTTTAGGTACAATAATTTTTTTACTCATTAAATCTCCTGTTTTAGCTTTCTTAGGTCCCCAGTCTTTTCTTTTCATACCAGAAGGATCCTTAATTTTGCCTGCACAAATTTTAGACGCATAGGCATTAGCATATGCTGAAGGATATACTCTAAATTTTCTTTTAGCGGCCGCTTTGCCTCTAGCACATAGTTTAGTCATTGCGTCTAAGCCTTTTTAAGTTGTACAACGTAATTCATTGTACCACTTTTAACTTAGCCAGTAAATGTCTTGATTATCTCTTTTTCTTGTGAGCACTGTCCTTCATTAATCTGCCATTAGGCATATAATGATATCCTTTAGGAGCTTTCTTTTTTCTTGCTCCTCTTAATTGACCTTCAACTTGTTTTGTCATTTGTGATCTTGATATTGCCATTATACTAAATCCACTGCCTTTCCTATTATTGGTTTATATTTAGTTCTACCATCTTCTTTAAAAGCTCGCAAGAATTGTTTTCTTCCTTTTTCTAAAACATAGCTGCAATGAACCCATCCACTATTAGGTTCTCCTGGAACATAGAACTCTAAAATCATTTGATCAAAATCTAAATTCTTATAAATCCAATCTGCAACTTCAGCATTATCTTTTCCTGGACATTCAAAATCACAAGCCTCTGCTTTTGTATGTTGACTAGTAATTGAACTACCTATTTTAAGACAAAGATCAGGAGATCTAAATCCACTAGTCACGGTCACTGGACCAAAGTGATCACGTACCGGTTGAAGTATATTTTCACATAATAATTTTAATTTTTCAATTTGATTGGCATTAGGATTGTTATCCACCCCTAATCGTACCGCAGTGTCCGATTTGATTAACTCTTGTAGAGTAAAATTACGGGAAAGGTTCATTATTTTGGTTTTATAATTCTTTTTATACTTATACTACCATCTATATTTTTTTCAAGCTCTGCTTCTACAGCGCCGCACATGTACTGAATATTAACATTTACATCACGTTCCGCAAGGCGTTTTCCCTTCAAACAATCTGACATAGATTTTTTTATTCTATGTTCTTTAAGCTCTCCTGCAATAAACATACAGAGAGCAACAACACTACTAATAACCGTTTCCATTAGCAAACTCCCGTTGTTTGTCTTTTAATTTTTCTATATCTTTTTGAGCCTTATCTAACTGCTTCATTAAAAATTCTATATTAACTTTATTAGTCATATTCATTTCTTGTGTTTGTTGCATTTTTTCTACTTGTTTATATAGATCTTCAATCAACATAAATTGTTCTGAATCTGCAGGTAAAGAACCCATTAAACCTCTAGGCCATTTAATTCTAAACTCTGTGTTATCTCTAACATCGGATTCCATTAATTGTAGTCTAGTATGATGTTGATTTTGTGTTTCAATCAAACCAAAATAAGCCCAGGTGCCGATTGCGACAAGAGCTATCAAACTAGCAACCGTCTTCATTGGCATCTGCACTGATGCCTCTTCCGATATCGTTAATGGTTTTTTCATTGAGGGCCACCACAATAAGCCAACCACAACATTCCAATAATTAACCAACCAGTAAAATAATAGTTCATCCTATCACTCTCCTTTATTGGCATGATAAACAATCTCCTTCATCGTTTAAAATTTCATGCTCACATTTTTCGCAACCACATAACTCCATCAAAGGAGAATAATGTTCATCTTTCTTACAATGACATTCATGGTCACAGTTTTTACATTTTAAACCACTCATTTTTGTGCTATTTTACCCTTGTTTATTCCTTCTTTAATAACGTATTTTTGTGTACCGTTTGCTCCAGCATCTACTTCTTTTTTTAATTCTTTAAAAAGCTTCATTTCTTTAGCCTTCTTTTCAGAGTTTTTTGCATATGCTTCTAAAATTTTAGTGTCTCTCATTTTTTATCTTTCTTTTTTAAGTTACATTTACATCTTGGTGCAGTAAACCAATTGTGTATTTTAGCAAAAGTATTATCAATTGCTTCTAAAAATTTTATAAAGTATTTATCGAACATTTCTCTTATCCAAGCTCCTATAAATATAATTGTAAATAACAGACCCATTATAACATATAAGAGGAATGTCAAAATAGACCAATATATTTTTTCTAACACTTCCATCTTCTTCTAGCTTGTCTTAGTCTAGAATTAGGGTCTTTTGCCGCTTTTGGGAACATTTTCATTTGTCCAGCACTACGAGCACAAAAAGATTTTCTTCTTGCTGCTCTTTTTGGTCCTGGATTACTTTCAGTGACTGCTGTTTTTAATTTGCTTCCAGGATTTTTTCTTCTGTAAGCCATGACTCCAGCTTGAGTCATTCCCGCTCCACTTTTAGTGGAACGGAAATTCTTTTTATTACGAGGTGGCATACCACCTTTTTTAAAACCTAATATGTCCGCGTAATAATCATCCATAATCTATTAACCATTTTGACCAACTAGATCAGGTGCATTATATTTATCTGTTAAAACAGTAACTGCAGCTACATTAGTCATAGTTGAAATAAATATTCCTTGTGGAAATAAGATTCCATCTTCTGGTAATGAAAAGTTAATAACATCTCCTGCAGGAACATCTAATGTTAACATTGTAGTTCCAGTTTTTTGAGTAGTTGTCATTACAACAACTCCAGAAGATGCACTACTATTTGCAGCAATAACACCTTTAAGTCTAATTGGATTTGGCACTACTGCAACTGTAGAAGCTTGTACTGCTCTTGTTGCTTGTATGTCTGCTTTAAATCCCATAAGATTTCTCCTTTAGTTGTGGCTCCCGAAGGAGCCACTATCTATTTATTACGTATCACTAAATGGTGTTGCTAAAGATCCTGAACCAAGTAACAGTGAATTGTGCACTAAATATTCTGCACTTTGTAACGCTGTAACTTGAACAACAGAACCAGAAATACCACCAGTTGTAGTTCCGTTCATTGATAAAACATCATTTGAAGC